ATTTGTCAATCGTGTCCATGTCAGTTGTTGCGTCTTGTACACCGTGCGGTGTTCTTGGGTGCTTACCTGCGGATCCACAATCAGACCGTCCGCACGTACAATGTCCGTCAACGATGGAATGCAAAGGTAACACTGCCCAGCCAATTTCTGCATAAGTCAAAGCTGCCTGTTTCATTTTGTCTATCATGTTAACACCTCCTGATATATATATAGCACATTTAAAAAAAGCGGCGGGGAACCACTCCCCGCCGCAGGAGGTGTGAACCAAGGAGGCACATCACGTGCCTGTTATACATATTATAGCACAAAAAATAAATGTTAAATGAATTTTAAATACTCTATTTCAAGCAATACGGCTCAATTCTTCTTTCTGCCNTTTTTGATTCTCTCTTTGGCGATTGCGTATGCGCTCGTTGGCTATGTCGCAGTAGTGCTTGTCAATCTCAAATCCTATGAAGTTGCGGTTCGTGTTGATACAGGCGATTGCGGTTGTTCCACTACCCATAAAACAATCCAATACGGTTGCTTTTTCGTTGCTTGATGTTTTTATAATGCGTTCTATGATGTCCGTTGGTTTCTGCGCTGGGTGCTGTTTGCCTTTGTTGCGCTCCTGCGAACGCCAGACGTTGTTGTGATTTGTGTCAAGGTTGTGTGTGTAGCGCAGGCTTTCGTATTCCTGCCGCAGGCTTTCGTATTCCTGCCGCAGGCTTTCGTATTCCTGCCGCAGGCTTTCGTATTCCCTGAACCCTTCCCATTTATCAATATTGAAAACATCGATTAATTGTTGATATGTTTCGCGTGTCGGCATGTTCCATTGACTGCTATTCCATCGAAAACAATGGTCTGCCTTTTGCCCAATTATTTCAATAATCTTCTTTTTATTTATCCCTATGTATTCCTGCAATCCTTTGAAATATCCCCTCAACGTTGGGAAGTTGTTTGTATCAAGCATTACAGTTGTCAAACCTGTTTCATCTTGGAAAGTATAGTATAGGCAATATTCGCAAGTATTGAACCAACTCCGCAGATTATTATTTTTACTTGGATTTTTCCAACTTAATGCCCTGAAATCTCCCTTGTCCCAAATAATAAAACTATTAAATACAAATTTTGTATTTAATCTTAACCACTCCATTAATTGTGCAATCTGGGGCATGTCGTTGTGAAAAAAATAAAAAGACCCATTATCTTTTAGTATTCTTTCCCACTCTTTGAATATAGTTCCCATCCACTCTATGTAGTTATTTATTTTATCCCACTTTGCTTTACCTATGTTATAAGGTGGGTCAGTTACTATTAAATCAATGCTTTTATCGGGAATACGTTTCATCCCNTCAAGGCAATCCATGTTATAAATTTTGTTTATCTCTAACAATCGTCTACCTCCTTTTCAGCAAGGGCTTTCTGTATGCGCTCGTTGGCTATGTCGCAGTAGTGCTTATCAATTTCAAAACCTATAAAGTTGCGGTTCGTGTTGATACAGGCGATTGCGGTTGTTCCACTTCCCATACAGTTATCAAGTACCGTTTCCCCTTCGTTTGTGTAAGTCTTGATTAGGTATTCACATAATTCAACGGGTTTTTGCGTGGGATGTACATTCCCATTATTTCCATTACTAAACAATTGAACTGATGAAGGGTAACGTGTTCCTTCATTGTTAATTGCTTTTTTAATTGTTTCGGCATTGCCATGTATTCCAACAGTTCTTTTCCTAGGTTTATCTTTATATGGTTTTCCTATTTCCATTTGTGGATTATAAGTAGGCTGTTTTTTATAAAATACCAATATATTTTCGTGTTTTTTTGCTGGTTGTTTTTTTACTAACATAAAGTTAGTGGCAAGTGTTTTTTGCCATATCCATTCATATTTAAACAATTTAAGATTACTCATAACTAATGCACTTGTAAAAGGTTGGCTACCGAATAGCACAATTGCACCATTATCTTTAATAATTCTTTCATATTGTTCCCAAAGCGGTTCAAATGGTATCACTATATCCCATTTACATTTAGTTGTTCCATATGGTAAATCACAAAGTATCATATCAATACTTTTATCGTCAATTAACTTCATTCCTTCAAGGCAATCCATGTTGTAGATTTTGTTTAATTCAAGCATCTCCGATAAACTCCCCTTTCCCTCCCGCCGCAGGAGGTATGGAGGTATGAACCAAGGAGGTGAACCGCTACAATTTCATATATATATTATAGCACAAAACCATCCCACGCTTCGCCTAGTTCTGCTTTTAACTCTTTAAGTGCTGCTTCAATAAGTCCCTTAATCTCTTCTTTGGACAATTGTATACCTATCTTGTCTGCCGCATCAGATAGCCACTCTGCCGCTTTGTCGTATTTCTGAGCTCCGCCCAAATCCTTGTATGCCTGCTGGACAAACAACACGGCAACTCGTGCCAGCTCACGTTAGTCGCTAACTCTCGCACTACCGCTTCCATTTTCTCTGTCCCTATCCTCTTCTGTAGCCACGCTATCGCATAGCCGACGAGTATCGGGACAAGAATAGCTATTATGTCATAAAGCAACTGCAACAACAAATCATGCATATTACTTACCTCCTTTTATTTGTTCATAAAGCTTCGCTATCATAGTAGCCACTTCGGCTTTGGTGGCGGGCTTATCGGGGTTAAAATTGCCGTTGTTGTCGCCTTGAACAATACCCAAATCGTACAACTCTTTTATGTACTTGTACGCCCAGTGATTAGTTGTTACATCATTAAACAATTTCTTCACCTCCTCTATCGGTTCCTTGCCGATTGTTACTAAAATACCGTTAGCTATACCAAGTGCACATTTGCGTTTAAATTCATCGTTCCTTAGTAGTTGTTCTTCCACAGGATTACTGATAAATGCGAGTTCCACAAGCACAGCCGGCATCTTTGTCGAATTAGTTACATAATAATTACCTATTTTAACACCTCTGTTTGCTCTTTGTATCTGCTTTACCAGCTCCCTCTGTATGTTATTAGCTAATACTTGACTTTTATTGTCTTTTGCACTAAACCATGTCTCGGTCCCATGTGCCTTTGGATCGTCCGAAGCATTACAATGAATAGAGACAAAATAATCAGCGCCTGCCTTGTTTGCTACGTCACAGCGTGCCTGCAGTTCGTTGGGTTGCTTGGCTGTTCTCACATCTTTGTCTGTTTCTCTTGTCATTATTACATCTATGCCTCTTGATTTTAGTAAATCGCGTAGTTTTAATGCTACAGACAGAGTTATGTACTTTTCCATTGTACCACCAGGACCTACTGCTCCCGGTTGAGTCCCCCCGTGTCCCGGGTCAATGCATACTTTCATCATCGCTCCCTCCCTTCCTAGTTTCCTCCCTCTTAATACTTGCTAATGCCCACAGCTCACCTGTGGTAAACGCGAACCAACTCGCGACGAGTGTTGATGGTTCAGACTCTGTGTGCCAAAATACAATTAGGGTTGCTACCACAAACAGAACGTTTAAAATAATAATCCAGCGCACTACTTTCTTAGAAAAACGCTCAGTCATCTTTCTCACCTCTCGTCCTTGCCAGTAGCTCGTCTATCTTGGTTTCTTGCCTTGCCATCTGCACTTCAATTTGGTGCAATACAGCCATCAACTCTCGCAACGCCTTTGTATTGTTTTCAATAACAGCAACCAATTCCTTGCTATTATCAGGCTTAGGAGTGCCGATAATCTTTACGAATACGTAACCAAGCATCGCTATCGCAAAAATTGCCACCCCGTATTGTGCTATCTCGGCTCCAGGCACACTATCACTCTCCATATATGAAATCATACTGAATTTTCATTGTCTGTTGATCGGTTTTCGTTACGGGCGATGCAAGGAGTGTACGGGCAAAAAAATGATCTGAAGCGTCATTTATAGTATATAACTGACCATCACGTGATATAGCATATAAATAACCATTTGCATATGCTAGCCCAAAACCACTATAACTACCTGTACTTATTCCTGTAGATATAGCACTTCCTNACAATATCCCATCAGTTGTAATTTTATATAACTGACCATCCCATGATATAGCATATAAATAACCATTTGCATATGCTAGCCCAAAACCACTAGAACTAATACCTGTACTTATTCCTGTAGATATAGCACTTCCTAACAATANCCCATCAGTTGTTAATTTATATAACTTACCATCATATGATATAGCATATAAATAACCATTTGCATATGCTAGCCCAAAACCACTAGAACTAATACCTGTANTTATTCCTGTAGATATAGCACTTCCTAACAATANCNCATCAGTTGTTAATTTATATAACTTACCATCATATNATATAGCATATAAATAACCATTTGCATATGTTAGCCCAAAACCACTATAACTACCTGTACTTAGTCCTGTAGATATAGCACTTCCTNACAATANCCCATCAGTTGTTAATTTATATAACTTACCATTATATGANANAGCATATAAATAACCATTTGCATATGTTAGCCCAAAACNACTATNAANANNACCTGTACTTATTCCTGTAGATATAATAAATATATTTCCTATATATGGTACTAATTGATTTCCCCATATAATACTTTGAAACGTGCCATTTCCCGCATTTGTAGGCCAGTCAAACACCCAATGAATCTTTGTATTATTTGCATAGGATTCAGCAGTATTGGGAGTGCCACGCTGCGGGTCTGAACCAATATAAGTGCTTTTATTGGCCCAACCTATCATTTTTCCAGGATTTGCGCCACTTACATCTCTAGCATCGTAGTTCCATATATTTACGCGTTCAGTTTCTGGCCTATCTGAAGTTGTCAAATAAATATTATCCATTTCCCAATAACCGCCATAAGAAATTGACTTGTTATAAGCGCCGGTACAAAATTTATCCCACTGGTAGCTTTTTAACCATGCATAAACTTCTGGATAAATAATATTCGGCGTGTGCGCTTCAAGCTCAAGCTTGCCCGTGCGCGCATTGTACAAGTATACACTTGCGCGGCCCTTTATTGGTAAATCTGGTTTATGTTTGATTTCCACATATTCTATATTTTTTGTATGTTCCTTCACAATACTTTTATACCTCATATTTCCTCCTTTTAAATAAATGAGATATTTATATCTGTTCCTACAGAAATTGAACTGTTGTTAAATTGCACTATTTCCTCCACTTCAGCGTGCGGCCAGCTAATAAAAAAACTCCCACCGCCCGTGGCTCCCTGTACAAGAATGTATACCTGTGCATTCTTGGCGGGGATAGAAAATGTACTATTGCTTATACTAGCAGAAAACTTTACTGTAACAGGCCCGCTATTCATTACAACCATTTTAGGAATGGTAATTGTATTCCACCCCGGAGTTATAGCTTGTTTAATAACAGGGGCCGTGTTCTCGCTACCAACGGCCAGTGTGATACTAAGTGTGCCACTTGTACTTGCCTGTCCCACGATTAAAGCCCCTATAACAGCTTGGGATGAAGTGGGGTTTTCAATTGCTAGCGTTGCAATGTCAGTGTTATTAGAAACATTTATAGCGTTTTCATTTTCAAAATAATAAATACCAAATCCTGCTCCACCCGCACCGTATACAGGATAAGCACCGCCACTCAATATGTTTTCTAACACGGGAACTGGGTTTGCTAGTTCCACTTCCGTGTCCTGTGGCCGCGATCCCACGCGCTTTATTTTTACAATGCGTTCCTTCACATTCACACCTGCAACTTCATCATATACAGTTATTATATCGCCAATATCAAATGCATCTTGGCCTGTTTGTTCAGATAGATCCGCGATGGTACATTCATATGTGTATTTCGGGGCCGCCAGTTGTCCTAAAGTAGCCCACGCNTTGTCNTANAAATCNTNNAANGATGTAATACTTTCATCAACTATCACCACTTCGCGCTTGAAAAGTGCGTGCGCCTGCTCTAATGTGAACCCCTGTTCCAGATAATAAGAGTAATCTTCTATATACTGATTGCTAGAATAGTTAACTTGGTTTAATGCCAGTCCGCCCTTCCCGTACATATAAAGCACGGTCGCCTCGGGTGGTTCCACTGTTCGTTTTACACTGCGAAGGTTTTTCTTATACCGGAATACAGTGCCGTTGTCACGGCCAATCCTAAGCCGGAAAAACACGCGGCGGTTCATGCTATCAAATTCCACTTCATATCCACAAATGTGGGCCCACATGCGGATAAGATACAAAATATTATTCTTGCTTTCCCTCATCCAGCGTTGTTTATTCAGATCGCCTTCAATCTGCCCGATTATCCAGTTTGTGCCTTGTAAAAGTGTGTTCAAGCCGTAATAAACGCTCACGCCTTTCCAATCTATATCTTGTGTATACAAACGTTTACCTAACTCCACTANCCATATNTCGTCACAGCGCACGTGNTTCCATGTTTGATTGCCATCACGGACATCCTCGGTTTGTGTAATGTAGTACCTACGGCCGCCCCACACAATTTCCTTGTCAACTAGCACATCCGCGGCCTTTGGATCCATAAGTGGTAAATCAAATTCCAATGTTGAAATGCCTTGTAATTCCTGTTCTTGTGTAACATTACTGGCATTCTCAAGATACGCTTCTAGCGTTTCAAAGTAACTATACAGCTTTGGTATTTCCATTACAGCCACCTCGCGTGGTACTTAAAGGTTACATTAGCGGCCGCGCCATTATCCGCTAGCCAGTAAACGCTATTAATACCGGCCCAAAGCGGCATAAAAGTGCCTGATATGTTTGCAAGCACATTTGCCCCGCCCTTTGTGGCTGTCAACTTGGCTGTGTCTAAAATAAGTTTTTCTCCAGCGTTTATAGGAAGATTTACATTTAACTTAATGCCACGCACCTGTAACTGTCCGCCAGCTATATTAGATGAAACCGGCGATATTTCAATCACGGGGTATGTATAGGCCGTTCCTTCAACTTGTACATACATCGTGCCACCAGATGCTATTTGTACGCTTTTTGTGTACTCTTGAACCGAATAAATAAAAGGTTCACAGTTAAAGCTAATTGTGAAAAAGCTAACGTTTAATTGGTGATTAAATTCAATTTGTTCATCTACTTTTGCCATAAAGTATACTGTTTGATCCGTGGTAAAACGCAACTGCGCCCGTGTTTGTGGCCTAAGTAGCCAGCCTGTTATTTCCCGCTCCCTCGCAAGTGTTTCTTCTACAGTGCTTCGTGCGATGTAGCAATCCACCTCCACGCGCCTATCTCCGTAAGCCGCATTAAAAATGTAGCTTCCATCTTTGCCGGGTATATATTCATATTCATCGCGAACTTCAGGGCTGAAGATGCGAATATCTGTAACATTAACACCGTAGGTATAGGCCGACGTCCCGTTAAAGGTAAAATCCACTACCTCGCCCCCCGGTATTTCTGGGCTTGCATTACTTTACTTGCAAGCTGTTGAGAAATTTTATCTATGTCAGCTTCTTCTCTTACTATCATCTGCTTAATAATAATATACCCACCAATACCTTGTCCATTTAATGGCACAACTGCTTCAGGCCCTGCTTCACCTATTAATGCCATTGTAGGTTTCGTTACAATACCACCTGATGCAAGTTGTGGTATAGTTGGAATATTTATACCAAAGCTTTTCCCGCCAAGGCCTGGCACCCAATTAGGAATGCTAAAATGTATTTTATTCAGGCCGCTAATTACGGTGTTTACTGCACCAATTATCCAGTTCAGCGGCGTTTTTAGAATACCTATTAGGTTATTCCAGATGCTTGCCACCGCGTTTTTAATAGCCGTGAAAACATTCACAAATACATCAAATACGGGTTGCAACCAGCTCTGAGCGTAGCTCCATAGGTTCTGAAGCGGCCCCTTNATNGTATTCCATAAGNTTGTGAAAGTATTCACTATCCATTTATAGGCTGTACTAAGAAACGTTGAAATTTGCTTCCAGTATTTAACCACCACTACCACACCAGCCGCTACAGCCGCCGCTACAAGCGCAGGCCAGCCTATTACACCCGCAATAGCACTCGCCACACCAGATATAATGCCCCATAGGCTTTGTAATGCACCTACTATCTTTCCTATCCAGCCAATGACGGTTGCTATCGTTTTTATAATACCACCAATTATATTTAATATTGGCCCAAGCACAGCTAATGCTATACCTACCTGTACTATCATATTTTTTGTGGTGGGGTCAAGTTTGTTAAGCCAATCTAAAAGCTTGCCTATGTGATCTATGATATTTGTTAGTGCTGGTTCTATTGTTTCTTGGAGTGTCACACCAAGTGGCGCGATCTTTAATGCTANGTCGTTCATTTTGGCTTTAAATTTATCAATAGGATCCAAGGTTTCTTCATATGTTTGTGCTACGGTGCCCGTTGTTTCAGCAAGGCCTGCAAGCGGGTCCTGCGCCTTCTTAACAGCGGCCGCAAGATCCGTGAAACTAATCTGCCCTTGTTGAATAGCAGCAATTAGTGTATATGCACCCTTGGCCCCGAAATATTCCATNGCTAGCGCGGTTTGCTGGGTTTCTGTTTTGGCAGCAGCGAATTTCTTAGCCATTTCTTCCAGCATCGCNCTTGTGCTTTTNCCCTTTTTAGCACCAGTTGCAAGCGCGCGGCCAAGATAAGTTACCGCTTTACTAGNATCTATGCCCGCTTTTTCNGTTTCACTGNTAAANTTTATAGAACTAGCAAGGTTGAANCCNATTTTCTTAAGCTGTGGTGCAAGGTTAATTACAGCCTGCATTAATTCGTTAGTGGAAATGCCCGTTCTTTGTCCAGCCGCTGCCACAGCATCAAGCACATCTGGAAGGTATTCAGCTGAAATGCCAAACATGCGCATTGCTTTTTCTGCTTGCTGTGCTGCTTCAGTTACATTCGCACCTGTGATGGAACCGAACATTATCAAATATTTGCTTGCATCTTCTAGCTGTTTTCCCATCAGGCCAAATTGCGTATTAAGTTCAGCTACAGCATCACTTGCGGTTTGTGCATCTGTAGGCATGCTACCAAACACATTCTTAAATGTACCTTTTAATTCCTTTGCTGCATCTCCAACTGCGCCTGTTTTGGCTATTATGTTATCCTCGGCAGAATCTATATTCTGCCATACACCCATAATGGCGGTGCCAGCGGCCGCTATTGGTACAGTTAGGCCTTATGTTAACTGTGAACCCACCTTCTGTAAGGAACTTCCAACCTTGTCAATTGTTTTTTGTGCGCTTTTAAGTGCGCTTTCAAGATCTTTTGTATCAGCGCTAACACGTACTACTAGTTCTCCTGCATCTGCCACTTATTGCACCTCCATTGTGTTTAATATGCGTTCCCATTCGGCCTGTATATCTAACTGTTGTTTTGTTCTTTCTTGTTTAACACGCACCAGATCCTCTGGCTTTATTAATTTCTTTGTCCGGCCTGTGTAGTTAATAATATTAGCAAGTTCCCATGCCTTTATATAAAGCTCGTCTTGTTTTCTTAAAGTAATACCATTTAATACAACTTCAATTTCGTGCGGGGTATAGTTCATTACCTGTTCAAGGCCTAGGCCTGCACGCACGCACTGCGTCAATAGTTCCTCCCAATCTATACCCCGCACATTCGTTGTATCATTGTTTACACTTTTTTTTGAAATGCTTCCTGAAACGCGGCGGCAAATAATTCGGCGGCCTTTTCTATTCCGATGTTGTCTATAATGGTGTCCACCTGTTCCACTGTAATGCTGGGATTAGAATGCATTAAGCCAATCTGGAAAAACTTCACTAAATCGTTGATACCGATGCCCTTTTCAAACTTGTTTTGTAATTCTGGTAGTGGACACTGAAACACATCTTCAATCGTGCGAAGGGCACGGATGTTATACTTCAATTCATACAGTTGCCCGTTTGCTTCAAATACCATACTTTAAACTCCTGTTTTCGTTAGTGGACCAGTTCCAGTGATAGTGCAAGAATATGTAGTTGCATCATCGTAGGGCATTCCGATACTCCAATCCGTGATATACCCCGTGCCTGTATAAGTGCGCCCGTTTGTACCAGTGCTAAGCTTTACTGTTACCTGAGTTCCGTTCATGGCTGCACTCTCCAGGGCCTCATACGCTTCATCTGAAGGCACTACAAGGCCATCAGCATCAATGCTCCAGCTTCTAAACGAAGCTATGTTTTCTGCCCAGCCATCACCAAGCTTATTTGTGACATCTATGTTGTCGGCGCTAACATTTAAATTAGCATTTCTTTGCCCTGCCACTGGTTGATCACCCACATATAGCAGGAAGTTTATACCTTTTATTACTTCTGTTGCCATAATATCTCCTCCTTTTCAGTTTTTATAATATTTTTACTCTCAAGCGTAAAATACCATGCCGCAAGCCACTCGGGTCGCGTAGCACCTGCATGCTTTCAGGTATTAATACTGCAACTGCGTGATTTTCTAACGTAAATTCCTGAATACACAGTATTTGTTCTATATCTTCCATTATGCGTTTCGTTTCCTTCCACCCTGAATAATTACTCCATATATGTATTGTTACAAGCACATTCCAACCAGGAAAGGTTTTGGTGCTCCAATCCATCGCGAAATCATCACCAACTACCACATATGGGTACTCTGTATGTTCCGGCACTGCATCGTATACTTTATAGCCTAGAGTTTGTATTTTTTCAAATATTGCTTGTTGTAGCTCATTCAGCATCTTTCAACGCCTCTTGTATGTCGCGTTCAATCTGCGGCGCTACAAGTTCAAATGCCGGGGTTAAAAATGGCTGCGCTTCTTGATTTCGTGTGCCAAACTCCACGAATGCAGCATAATCCGCAGTGGCCACAACTTGTACCTGCATTCCTTCTGGTTTATATTCTATGCTAGCACGCAAGGTTCCGGTTCTTACTGGCGCGCGGCTCTGTGCTTCTGTTTGTATTTTCATTCCACCATCAGCAAGCACCTGCTTTATCTTGTTTTGTATTTCATCATTATATTTGTCCATATTTTTTATTACCTTATCTATGTTCTGAACTTTCACCTTAAGCTTGCTCACGGCATAACACCTCAAGTTCCTTATGTTCCATATTTATATCTATTACAGCTATTATTTCAAATATCCTATTGTTATACTTTATCCTATTATGTGGCGTTATATTTACATATCGCATGCGTACCTTGTGTGTAATATCATTTGTTAACTGCATCGCTTCGTAATATTCCCTACCACTAACTGGTTCAATACTAGCCCACACTGTACCTGCATTCTGCCACGTTTCCATATAGCCACCTTGGCCATCACTTATACGTTCTTGCTTAAGAATAGTTATCAAATGTTTCATTTGGCCAATACTTGTTTTCTTCATAGTTTTCTCACTACGTATGGCCTAAGTAGCTGAAGCACTGCCTGTGGTGGTTCTGCGTTCAGATCGCCGCGGTTCTCGTATAAAAACGCTGCATATTGCATAATTGCATTCCGTATAGGTGCAGGCACACTTTCAGGCACATCTCCATATCCAGCAGTATATACTATGTAATCTGCTGTTCTCTCTTCTACTGTTTGCACAGGTGGTCTATGTAGATCTCTTAAATGCACACCATATGCATTTTGTACGTAGTATTGCCACTTCTGTGTGATTAAGCTCCTGCATGTGTATTCCTCAACAAATTCCCTAGCTGCGGTGAGAAGCAGGGCAAGGAGTGCTTGCTCCTCACCCTGCGCTTCCGGATCTAGCCTAAGATATGCGGCCAGCTCTTCTACAGATACAGGTTCAGTTTGCGGATCCTGTATCCTTCTTAGCATCTTTGCGCTCCTTTGGCCGCGGTACAGAAGATACCTTTTCGGCTAATCCATCTTTTATCCATGCATATGCTATATCATCTGGTAATTCCACTATATCGCCTGCGTTGTATATACCAAATGCACTAATTATTCCTACTTTAGCTCTTATCTGCATATCTAACNGCCANCNNCAGCAGCTTTAATCTTTAAACCACGCAGTGCATCAGAACGTACAACTGCGCCGCCTACACGTGAATGAATCTTAAATCCTACCATACCTTGTGCACTATAAAGTTCATCTAAGCGCTGTAGAGTAGCTCCAAGCCTATCGTAGATTGTGTATCCACTGCGAAAATCACCAAACACAGCTACTATATTGTTGTCAGCAATATTTGGTATAAATTCACAATTTTTTATAGGATATCCTGCAAATGTTGCTGGTGTTCCACCTGCAAGCGCTGGTTGCCACAAATACTGACCATGTACTGTATCTTTCATTATCCGCATTGCATATTCTGTTTGGCTATTTACTAATAAGGTTCCATTTATGCGATATTGTGCTGGTACTGCATAAATAAGTTTAAGTAAATCGTCAGCAGCTAATACACTAGCTGTTGCTGTTTCAATACTTGTGATGTTAGGTATTACACCTTCCGGTTCTCCAAATGTATGCCCTCGACCAACGATAAAACCTTCTTCCTCTTTTTCAGCAATTGCACGTGCGAAGCTATCAATTATGAAGCTTTGTAAGTTCAAATCAGTATCCATGAGTTCATCCTCGCCAATGAGAGCTAGACCGTATAGATCCTCGATATAAATGTAAGTTTCACCTGCTGTGAAGTTATCCTGCGGTATGGTACTGCCTGTGCTTGTTTCCAGTTTACCCCAATTTNCTACAGCTTCATTAATGCTTCTTCTTCTTACACGATTACTGCGCGTTTGCTTTACTGTCGCAAGCTGCCGCATAACTGTAAACATAGGCAACTGCCTGTACAGTTCAGCTTCTACCTCTTCTGGTACAAGTATCTGGCCATTTGGATTCTCGACCAATGCTTTACGTTCCTCAGGCGTGAGGCCAGCTTTCCCTTCACGAATAAAATGAACAAATGCTTTGGTTATTTCTGGCTGTGTATTAACAGTTTCTCCAAGCTGCGGNCGCATGATACGTGCTTCAAGTTCATCGATACGAGAGTTAAGCTTTTCCTGTAACTCCTTCATTTCAGCTTCGCTTCTGCCCTTTTCTTCCACCTTTTCGCGAAGTTCCTTAACTAACTTGTTTAATTCTTCAATTTCATTCATAATAAATCTTTCCTCCTTTTCTAAATTTTGTTTATTAATTCTTTGAGTTCAGCTGCAATTGCCTGTAGCGCTTTT